GGGGCGGCCTCAAAAATCTTTCCACTGAAGAGCTCGAACAGCTTGCGTGGCAGTGGCACGTGGACTTCCGCGACGCCGCAAAAACAAACGAGAAGCTGCGCGCATTTGTTTTGAACTCCGTCCCCTGGCACCGCATCAAAGGGACACCGAAATCCCTGCTCGATGCTTTGGCTCTTTATGGCATAGATGCCGAAGTGGAAGAAGATGGAACGGGTGATCAGTGGGCTTCCTATCAGATTCATCTGAAGGATGACGCCGACACAGATGAAGTGCGGACTGCCGCCATTATCGCCAGGGAGATGCAGCCTGCCCGGTGCAGACTCTACCGCGTCTGGAACGACTTCTGGGATACAAGGCCTATAAAATGCTCTGACGGACCGCGTCTTTCCGAGGGATGGCTTTCTTTCTATTCCGGCACGGCCGTGGATGATGACGATGACATTCTGGCAGCCGTTGGCATCCGGTCCCGTCTCGGCAATAAGGCCCCCAATTTCTATGCATGGCTCTTCCATGAGTCGACCGTTACACTGACGGCTTCGAGGGAATACGGCTGGAGGCTGTCCTATTTTAGGCTGTCCGATGCCAGAGATGAGCCTGCCGGATTTGTCCTGGTGTACAATGCCAACGTGCTTGGAACGTCGCATAAGGGATGGGTTTCTCCGGTAGCTGCTCGGACCTTCTCCAAAATCCGTCTTGTCCTTTCTGAGTCGGAACCTTTGGGGGCGATTAACGGAACGTGCCTCGGACCTGTCCGCGCAAGGTCGACAAGGAACCCGTGGCAGCTTGGAACCATGCAGCTTTCTGAGACGGACCCCGAAACGTCTTTCGATACGATACATGAATTTTTCACACAGACCGCTCAGGCAGGCGCAGTGTCTGCCCCGTCGATCACCGTTTCCGGCGCTGTAGTTTCGGACTGCAGCGCCAGCGCAGATACATTCAGACAGACAGAGCTTTCCGCATGGCCTGAAGACGATGCACGCAGATGGTGGCCGCGCGTAGCCCTGATTACAGAAAGAGCAGAGGGGTAAAAATGAGTACAGTTGCAACACTGACCAAGACAGGGCTGTCAGCCGTCGCTGCAGCTATTAAGACAAGGCCGCTGCATATCGCATGGGGGGCCGGCTCTGAAGCTTGGGATTCAGACCCGACAAAGAAGCCGTCGCTTGTGGACGCTACGGCACTGACACATGAGCTGGGGCGCAGAACAGTGCGCACCTGTTCATTCTGCACTCCCGATGAAAATGGAGACATCGTCGCGCCGACCGGGACAGATTCCGAAGGCAATCTCATCACGGCCAGGTATTCGCTATCCGATACGCCTCAGCCGTATCTCTACATCATGGCCAGTTTTGGCTACGGAGACGCATCGGAAGCAACCATTCGGGAGTGCGGTCTTTTTATGGATACGGTCGTTTCCGAGGCGTGCCCGGAAGGCCAGCGCTATTTCGTCCCCGGTGAAGTCACCGATCCCGGCTATCTTGTGCTCGCGCAGATTTTTGATTCGCCGATTGTCCGCAGTGCGTCCATGCGCCAGAGCATTGAATTCGTTTTCTGTGTCTAGGAGAGGAAACATGAGCACTGTCTATCCTTCCAATTATTACAACCATGCGGATGATAATTCCGATTCCGCTAACAGGCGCGAAAGACTTCTTTTCATCGATGGCAGGTATCTGCAGGGCGCCGAGCTTAACGAGATGCAGTCCATGGCGCAGAAGCGGATAACCGGCATAGGAGACGCTCTTTTTTCCGACGGCGACGTCATCAGTGACGGCCAGATTTCCGTCAACTCGTCCACCGGAGCCGTTTCTGCCCAGGCGGGCAAGGTGTATCTTTCCGGTGCAGTCCGCGAAGTCCCTGCCGCAACGTTCACCATTCCGATTAAAGGTACGGTCGCTATCGGCATCCGTATGTCTACAGCTTCGGTGTCCGAAGCCGACGATAAAACGCTGTACAATCCTGCAGTCGGCACAAGGTCCGAAGGCGAACCCGGAGCCTGGCGCGAAGTCGTCACTCTCTCCTGGGGGCATTCCGAAGATGGCGGGGAAGGGGATTTTTACGCCATCTACACTATAGACGACGGCGTTGTCCGCGTTACAGAAACTCCGCCTGAGCTTTCTAGTGTGTCCCAGGCCATCGCCGCTTATGACGTACAGTCTACCGGCGGCGGTACCTATGCTGTTTCCGGCCTCCAGCTGCATGCGCTGGACGATGAAGCAGGGAAGCAGGTGTATACCGTCGATGCAGGCAAAGCCCGCGTTGCCGGCAAATCTATCGAGCTGTCCACGTCCCGCCGTATCGTCTATGCTGCTGAACCGGATCTGCGCACGATAGATACGGAGATTACTCTCGCTGACGGAACGGGCAGCCAGCGCGTGGATCTTGCTCATACGCCCGTGCATGATATCTCTAGCGTTCGTATCACCAAGAAGAAAACGGAAACCATTGTGCATGGCTCTTATACAGGCTGCGCCGACGCTCTCAGTGAAACGTCCGTTGTTGAACTTCTTTCCGTTACTCAGGGCGATACGACGTACACTGCTGGTTCTGACTACAAAAAAACGGGCGACACCGTAGACTGGAGTCCCTCCGGTGAAGAACCTGCATCCGGAACGTCCTATTCGGTTACCTACACCTATATTGCCGCGGCCGAACCGGGAAATATGGACGCCGACGGCTATACGGTCAGCGGGGCCGTCGAAGGAACGAGTATCATGACGACGTATCATCAGGCTCTGCCACGATACGACCGTCTCTGCCTTTCCTCTGACGGCACGTTCACGTGGATTGCCGGCGTCGGTTCGGAAACGAACAGGCAGAAGCCGAGCGTCCCTGATGGCGTTCTGCTCCTTGCCACCGTGAATCAGACCTGGCGGACCGGGGCAAGGGCTATATCTCAGGATGGAACGCGTGTTGTCTCTATGTCCGACATGGAGGCGCTGGAAGCCCGCGTTGACTACGCTCTGAACCAGGTGAGCCTGAACCGTCTGGAAAGCGATGTAGCTACCCGTGAAGCGGGCATCAAGGCCGGACTTTTCGTTGATCCTCTGCTGGACGATTCCATGCGTGATCAGGGGCTTGAGCAGACCGGCGCTGTCGTCAATCAGTGTCTGCTTCTGCCTGTCAGCGCCACAGTGCATGAACTCTCCGGTCCGTCCATCCCAACGGGCCGCGCCTACACGCACGTGACTGCCATCGAGCAGCCTCTGCGTACAGGATCCATGCAGGTAAATCCGTACCTTGCCTTTGCGCCTGTCCCGGCCGAAGTTTCACTGGTGCCTTCTGTAGACAACTGGACGGAAACGGAAAGCGTCTGGGCCAGCCCTGTCACGAAGATATTTAATTCTTCCGTGTATGCTCCTAACGGCATATGGGGCTACGCTCATGGCTCAACGGTGACTACGGCTAAGACATCCACTCTCGTTTCGGGTGAAACGACGTCTCAGCTTAACTATCTGCGCCAGACAAAAATCACGTTCACTGTGTCCGGCTTCGATGCCGGAGAGGCTCTTAAGAGCCTCATCTTCGACGGAATTGATGTCACTCCCAGCGGCGTCACAGCTGATGCGAATGGAGCTTTCACGGGTTCGTTTACGATTCCCAAGAGCGTCCCTGCAGGGGCCAAAACGGTGGCCTTCACCGGCGCGAACGGAAGCTACGGTGAAGCTGTATTCACGGGGCAGGGCAGTCTGACCGTGCAGACGCTGCGCACGCTCAGGACGGTGACCAACATTCTCATTGATCCTCTTGCGCAGACGTTTATTCTTGATGCTGATACGCAATGCACGGGCGCGGACCTCTGGTTCACGGCCTGCGGGGGTGACGCAACCATCGAAATCAGAGAGACGTCCAACGGCGTCCCGACGAAAGCCGTGCTTGCCCGCGGGAAGGTAAAGAAAGATGCCGTCATCGTATCCGGAGGGGGCTATACCCGCATTACGTTTGACGCTCCCGTACTCCTGAGTGCCGGTGTTGAATATGCGCTGGTCGTCCTCGCTGACGAAG